TACTTAGACGCACCAAACTTCACTACGTTTGCTGGCAACGGCAACATTGTGCGCCTCGAGTTTCCTGTCAAGGTGATCGGGTCGGGCCCAGCAGGTCTGCCGGTACTGCGTCAGATTCTTGGCATCGTTGCAACCGTGCTTGGCTCCAAGATCATCGTGATGGCTGGCCGTCCGTCAAGCCTTGAGATTGGTGGCGCGTTGTATCCGTGCTACGACCTTGATTGCGCTATCCAAGCCCAGACTTCGTAATCCACAACTAAGCAACACAAATCATCTACTATCAGAACATAACCTAAGGAGCATTTATGGCCAGTAGCACTTACCTCTCGAACCCAGTCCTCACAATTAACAGCGTTGATTTGACCGACATGTGCAGCGCAGCGACATTGACCTATCTCGTTGAAGCGCTTGAAGACACCGCGTTCGGCACTAACTCACGCAGTTACACCGCTGGCCTTGTCAACAACGAAGTGACCTTGACGATGTACGCGTCGTTTGCAGCAACCGAAACTTACGCAACGTTGTTCCCATTGGTTGGCACTAAGACCAACATCACTTTGACCCCAGCGTCAGGTGCAGAGTCAGCAACTAACCCAAAGTTTATTTTGACTGGTTGCTACCTTGAGTCGTTGCCAGTTATTAACGCATCCCTTGGCGAGTTGTCAACCTATGACCTCACGTTTATGGGTGGCGCGCTAACGCTTGACACGACCGCACCATAATCACGGCTCCAAGCCGACATAGGAGAAACATGAAAATTAAGTTGCAGTTAAAACGCACGCCTGACAGCGCGCCCGAGTATTACTACACGAACCTGTTTGTAGTCACGGAATGGGAACGACTTGAGCGCCGCAACATCCAACAGCTCTCGGCAAACCCGTTGTATTCGGATTACGCCTGTTGGATGCACACGATCTTAAAAATCAAAGGCGAACAAGTTGGTGACAACTGGCGCGAATGGCTTAGCAAAAACCCTGACATCGACATTCTGCCGGTACTGGACGAGACAGACCCAAACCCTACGGACGCGGCACCTACCGCCGCCAACTAGCAGAAGTACTGGTCGCGGTCGGTTGGTGGCCTAGCGACATTGCGTTTGACTCACGGGACTTGACAACGGTCATTAAAGTGCTTAACGAGGCAAACAAAAAACGGAGATGACGTGAACCAAGTGTCAACAAATATTGAGGTTGTCGGGCTGAAAGAAGCCTTAAAAACCCTCAACAAAATTGACAAATCTTTGCGACGTGAAATTACGACAAGTTACAAACAGATTGTCCAGCCTGTTATTGACGACGCAAACCAACTTGTGCCCTCGAATGTCCCGTTATCTGGTATGGCGCGCAATTGGAGCACCAGATCAGGATTCAAAATGTTGCCGTGGATACCAGGCATGAAACAAAAAATTGCTGCCAAAATCAACACCCGAAACATCAGGGAATACGGCGGGAACAAGTCAAATGTCGGCACCTTTGTCATTCAATGGAAAGGCGCTACTGGCACGATGTTTGACATGTCTATGGCTGGCGCGTTAGGTCGCGCATTAAGTGAACGCTACGGTGATCGTTCGCGAGTAATGTGGAAAGCGTACGAGCAACGCGAAAACGATGTCATGTCCGAGATGGAGCAGTTGGTGAAGCGCGTCATGAGCGAAGCGAATAGAGAGACCGCATAATGGCAATCAATATCCCGATCATCAGCGAGTTTGACGGCACAGGGGTAAAGAAGGCTGTCAAACAGTTTCAGCAACTTGAGACCGTCGGCGAAAAGGCACAGTTTGCCATTAAGAAGGCGGCTATTCCTGCAGCTGCTGCGCTTGGCGGTTTGGCTGTTGCCCTTGGCGATGCCACACGCGCTGCAATGGAAGACCAGCAAGAGCAGGCCGCGCTTGCGTTAACCCTGCAAAATGTGACTGGCGCTGGCGCAGCACAAACCGCACAAGTTGAAAAACAGATCAGCGCAATGAGTCGAGCGTCTGGCGTTGCCGACACCGAATACCGCAAAGCCTTAGAAGCGCTTGTGCGCGGTACCAAAGATGTTGGCATTGCCATGAACGACATGAACCTTGTCATGGACATAAGTACAGCCACCGGTATGGACAGCGCCAGCGTCGCGGACGCATTGGCAAAGGCATACCAAGGCAACTTTAAGGCGCTCCGATCATTAAGCCCAGAGATGTCAACGATGATTAAAGAAGGCGCAAGCCTCAACGAGGTCATGGACGTGCTCGGTGGAACCTTTGGCGGTGCTACAGCGACCAGCGCCGAAACCGCTGCAGGCAAAATGAAGATTCTCAAAAACTCAATTGGCGAAACCAAAGAGTCAATCGGTGCGGCGCTGTTGCCCGTGCTCGAAGCCGTCCTGCCCGTGCTTAACAAGTTTGCTGCATGGGCACAAGACAATCCCAAAGCATTCTTGGCGATCGCTGCCGCAATCGGTCTAGTCGCAGCTGCGATCGTTGCCACAAACATTGCTATGGCTCTCAACCCGTTTGCTTTGATCGCTGCAGGCGTCGCGCTATTGGTCGCCGCGCTAGTTGTTGCGTACAACAAATTTGACTGGTTTAAGACTGGCGTCAACGCAATTATTAACGGCATACTCGGCGCATTCGAGTCTGTGGTCAACGGTGCAATCATGATGGTCAACGGCATCATTCGCGCTTACAACGCCATTCCAATTGCGCCAGACATCAATACCATTGCCCACGTCAACTTGCCGAGGATTGGTGGAGATTCGGCTACACAGGCCGCAAGTCGCATGAACTTACCGCGCATGGCAGAAGGTGGGATTGTTAGCTCCCCTACTCTTGCGCTGATCGGCGAGGCAGGCCCAGAAGCCGTAGTGCCATTAGACCGCATGAATACTGGCGGGGGAGTGACCATTAACGTGACTGGCGGGCTCGCTACAAGCGCAGAAATTGGTGAATCGGTTGTTAATGCTTTGCGCGCTTATTCGCGTAGCGCAGGGCCGTTGCAGTTGCAGGTGGCGTAATGCCCGGCACAGCTGTAGTTGATTCAGGCAATTATGACCTGCAGATCGCTACAGGATTTCAACAAAACGCGTTCACGCTAGACGATGCAACAAAAGGCGTATTAGACAACACCTCATATTTTCTTGACGGTTCAGGCGAGTTTGCCAGCGTCATGGACTCAACAATTCGAATCTCGGTCAAGCGCGGCAGACGCGACATTGGCGACCAATTCAGCGCCGGCACCATGACATTTACCATTCAAGACGTGGACGGCATATTTAACCCATTTGACGAAAACAGCCCGTATTACGACACCGCACAAGCCAAGCCTGGACTAGCCCCATTGCGCGAAGTCAAGTTACTGCGTTACAGCTCAACAAATGTTGAAGAATACTTATTTTCGGGATATGTCGTTAATTACGACTACAACTTTGCTTTAGGCGGCATTGACACGGTGACTGTGTATTGCGCCGATCAGTTTTATTTGTTGTCGCAAACATATTTAGATGAGTTCAATCCCAGCGCCGAATTATCAGGTGCTCGAATACAAACCGTGTTGAGCCTGCCAGAAGTAGATTTCCCTATCGCTCAACGAAACATTGCCACAGGCACCGTAGGACTAGGCCACGACGCCGCTTACACCGTGCCGGCAGGAACAAACGTGCTCCAATACGTTACGCAAATCAACGAAACAGCCGAGTTTGGTCGTGTGTTCATGTCGCGCGAAGGCGTGTTTACATTTCAAAACCGCATTGGCAACACGCTGTCTGGAAGTGTTGCAGATTTTCATGATGACGGCACTAATTACAAATACAACGGCGTAGGCATTTCGTTTGAGGCGGATTCGGTAATCAACCGATCTGTGGTAACTGGTCTTGACGGGACAACAGCAACCGCATCAAACGCCACATCAATAGCCACATATTTTATTCAAACAGCAAACATCTCAAACAGCCTGTTACACACACAAGGCGACATTGACACCGCAGCAAGTTACTTGCTCAACCCCGACCCAGAGCCACGCTACACAAGCGTAGAAACCGCGTTCCTGATGCTCACCACAGCTCAAAAAGACACGTTGGCAACCCTTGAAATTGGCGACACAATCACGGTAGAAAAAACATTCCCTAGCGGTGCTGGCACAACCCAATTAGCACAAGAACTGTCAGTTGAAGGCATTGAGCATTATTTGGATTTTGCTACAGGCCACAGGGTCATTTACAGCACGGCACCGACCACGGTCGTGTATGAATTCATTTTGGACGACCCAACATATGGCGTATTAGACGCAGGAAATGCTTTAGGATAGGAGCACTTATGGGAGCAAACGCAGTAACTACCACCTACGATTTTACCGCTGGCCAGATTTTGACGGCCGCGCAAATGGACAACGTGAACTGTGGCATCCCGGTGTTTGCGACAACCACGACTCGAGATGCCGCGTTTTCGGGTAGTGGGGAAAAGGTTCTAGCCCAGGGCCAATATGCTTACATCGAAGCAACTAACACGCTTCAACAGTATTCAGGAAGCGCATGGCAAAACGCCAGCGCATTTGTTTGCGTCAAAGCAACGACCACTTTTGCGTCAAGTGCTGCCGTGTTTGTTGACAGCGTATTTACAACTGCCTATGACACTTACTTAATCGTGGCAGAAGGTACCGCAGCTGCAAACGATGCAGTTTTCTTGAACTGGCGGGTTGGCGGTGCAACAAATACCGCAAGCAATTACAACTATCAATATTTGTTTGCAAACGGAGCAACGGTTACAGCATCAAATGCCACAGGTGGAACTTTCGCATACATTTCCGATTGGGGAACAACCCGATCAGCATTTGCTTTAATTGTGCAAACACCAGCAACAGCCGCGCCAACTACAACCCTTAACCAAGGAAACCGAAACGGAAATTTCCTTTTCAATAGTTGTTCTAGTTTTACTGGAAACACCGCTTTTGACGGTTTCACCTTTAAGGGACAAACACAAAACATTTCAGGCCAATACACCGTGTACGGAATGAGCAAATCCATATGACCGAATTAGTTAACGACAACGGCGTAGATCGCGAAGCAACACCAGAGGAAGTTGTGGAAATTGCTGCAGAGCGCGCCAAAGCAACTAAAGAAATCGAAAAACAAGAAAAAGCAAAACTTGCTGCACGTCAAGCAGTAGCCGACAAACTGGGTTTGACAGTTGAAGAAGTTGCCGCGCTGATCGCATAATGAAATGGCAACTGAAATTGTGGTTTCTATCATCGGTGGCTGTTTCCTTGTATTGGTGGCACTTATCGGCAAGGTCGGCAGCGATAACAAAAAAGACCACGGCAAAGTCCACCAAGTCCTTGGTCGAATAGAACAAAAGATTGATCATCATGTTGAAAATCACCGATAAAGACAAAGCAATGTTTGCCAGTTATCTGCGATCAGTAGTTGGTGCGCTTATTGCTGTTTACTCAACAGGCACGACAGACCCACGCGACTACGGCAAGGGCGCAATTGCCGCGATCATTCCGCCATTGCTCCGTTGGGTAAACCCTAAAGATGCAGGTTTTGGACGTGGCGACAGCCAAAGCCAATCCTGACGCACGGCCGTATACAGGCAACAGCGACGGGGCATCAGCTGGCCCCCGTGCCGGCATGAACGAATGGATAAAACAAGCGCTTGCTGCATCAAATAACGCTGTTTGGAATAACGGGTCGTGGGGCATTCGAGACATGCGCGGTAGTGCTGGAACTTTGTCAGTACATGCCACGGGCAGAGCTGTTGATTTGTCGTATCGCAAAACAGACAAACATGAACAAGCCAGTCGTAAAGGCGCGGTGTCGTTTATTGACGTTGTGGTTGCCAATGCAAACACGCTCGGCGTTGAGTGCATCCTTGACTATTTTCCCGCACCGTACGGGCGCGCATGGCGTTGCGATCGTCAAGCATGGAAGAAATACAGCAAGCCAACTATTCACGGCGCACCAGGCGGCGACTGGTTCCACGTCGAGATAACACCACAGGCCGCCGACTCGGTAATCTTTGTAAAAGCCGCATTTCTAAAGGTGTTCGGGGAAATCCCACCCAAGGCTTGATCTATGTTCTAGGGTCGGAGTACCGACAAAAGGACAGGCAATGACTGAACCGCAGATCTTTGATTACAGCGTCTATACAGGAGTAATGGACAACGGCCAAGAAATCTTGGTGCAGATATTTACCAGCCCAGAGTCGGGCAAGTTCCTAATGGGACAAATCGCATTCAAAACGGCAACCTCATCATGGGGTCAGCCCATACCCTTGGAGAAACGATGAACTACTTTGCAGAAAAAATCATAGGGCTAGTACTTTGTACCGTCTTCGGCTTTACGGTCGCCGTAGGGGCTCCTGACGCGTCTGGTAGCCCGTCTGGGACTATCGCCCTAGCGCCATATTTGCTAGAGCCAAGCACCACCACGTCAAGCACCAGCTCAACAATTTTCATTGACCCGTACACCTCGGCTTGTGAGCAGTTCAGCGCGCTGGCCGTCAACCTTGGCTGGCCTGCCGATCAGCGCACCGTGCTCGAATCTGTTATGGCTCGCGAAAGCGGATGCCGACCAAATGCACACAATAAAACGCTAAACAAAGACAAATCACAAGATTGGGGATTGTTGCAAATCAACGGACGGTCTTGGTCAAAATGGCTACAACAAAAAGGCATTATCAACCAAACATCAGATCTGTTACACGCTCAAACTAACTTGCTCGCTGGATTAGCAATTTACAATTACGGCGTGGAGCGTTACGGCTTCGGCTGGGGACCATGGAGCGTAAAGTGAGCGAAGGCGTGTCATACAACCAAGGCGAACTAACAGAAGAAACACGCAAAATGGTGTTGGAATCATCAGCAATGGCAAACCACACCATGGCAATGTTTGGACTAATTGACGACATTCTGGCGATCAGCAAAAACCCACACGCAAGCATCATCCAACGTCTAAAGACAATGAAAAACCAGTTGTCATTAGAAGACCCGATGCCGCTTTACGATGTGACTACACTCGACTTAGCAATCAAAGCATTACAAGCACATTCCTAACCGACAAGGGAGATTCCGACAATGAAAACCTGCACAATTTGCAAAGGCTCAATTGCCTACCCAGAGATCACAGGCAAAACACACTTTGTTTGTGACGGCCGTGTGCCGGCAAGAAAACCGTTTGCTGTTGGCATGGCATTATCGCAAGCAAGCGCCGACACCAAATGGACGCCAGAAGAACAGCGCAAAGTTGACGCTGCAATTGTGCACGTTGCGCGCACTAAAGGGTTCTTTACATCAGACGACATTTGGCAACATCTGGGCGACCAGTTCCCTGTTACAAAGGGCATTGCAGGGCGGTTGAACGCAGCTGCGCGTCGTGGCATTATCCGCAACACAGGCGAACTGGCATATGCACAGCGCGGTGGCGCACATGACCATGCACAGCGTCTAAGCGTCTGGGCAGGCATCTAATGGGCTTTGACCTAAGCAACTACGAAACAGTAGAAACACGTTTAGCGCGATTCTGGGAGCAATACCCAGACGGTCGCGTTGAAACAACGCTGATGAACTATGACGGCGATTCCTGCATCGTTCGCACAGTCGTTTGGAAACACAGAGACGATGCCAACCCAACAGCAACGGGCTACGCGCACGAAATACACACAGACCGCGGGGTCAATATGACCAGCTTTATCGAGAACTGTGAAACGTCTAGTTTGGGACGCTGTTTGAGCAACATGGGCTTGGCAAAACAAGGCGCAAGACCGTCGCGCGAAGAAATGCAAAAAGTGGAGCGTCTAGGCGGCGCACCGCAATTAACTGGCAAGACGCACACACCCTCTGGTGCGTTTGCCACACCTAAGCAGATTGGCTACATCAAGAAACTTGCCAAGGACGGCGGTTACGACGATCTTCGATTATTGGAGTTAATCCAGCGCGAACTGAACAGCGACGAAGCGGTGTTAGAGCTGTTGAAATCACATGAAGCAAGCAGAATCATTGAGGTACTGAAATGACATTAGAAGAACTAATTACAAACATCGAGCGCCTACAGGCCGTGTACAACAGCATGGTTGACCCTGAACAGCACGAAGCAAGGCAATATGTGCGTTGGGCAATTAAGCACCTTGCAGACAAGACATACATGGCATCGCTGTGAAGTTAGATCCGAAGATCAGCGAAGCCGACTTCAAGGATGTCGTCATTAGCATCGCCAAGCGTTATGGCTGGCTGATTCACCACGACTTGCCGGCACAAAACAGTCGAGGGCGTTGGGCAACACATGTGCAGGGTGACGTGGGATTTCCTGATCTGTTCATGGTGCACCCATTCCAAGGCGGTCGGCCGTTGGTTATTGAGTTAAAGGCAGAGAAGGGTAAGACAACACCTGGGCAAAAGGTTTGGTTAAAAGCATGTGAGTTGGCTGGATGTCATGCAGCGGTTTGGAAGCCAAGTGACATGGAGTACATTCTCTACACCTTAAGCAACCCAAGAATGTAAACAATCGGCTAGTAACACGACCTAAGCCATTCGCACGGCAGTTGGTGACACACGGCAACGTGGGTAGATCGGCGCGCCCCGAATCATGCAAGACGAAATGAAACGGGCAAAGCGCCGAGGCGAGCCGTAAACATAATCGGCTAGTGAGTGCAAAGGGAACCAGGTTGGGCAATCTGGTGGGTGGAGCATTCACACATCTCTTGACCTACCAGATGACATACAGTTAACAAACAAAGAAAGCACCGACATGAACCCGACAACAAACACAACTTACATCAACCGAGGACAAGGCGCGCAAGCGCCGCGTCAGCGCAAGCGAAGCGCGCGAGCATGACACGCAAACTAACCGAACACGACACAGCGATCTACAAACAAGCACGGGCTGAACTCTTGCGCGATCAACCGTTATGTCATTGGTGCAAACGCAACACAGCAACAGAACTAGACCACCTAGTCGAATCTGACAAAGGCGGAACAATAGAAGACGGATACGTCGCAGCATGCAAGCCATGCAACAGCGCGAGAGGCGCAACGTATCGCAATCGCAAACTCGCAAACGCAAAACAAAATCGCGAAAAAGCAATCAACGATTTTTTATACGCAACCCAAACGCCCCCGAACCCCATCCATCATTTTGTCGCCACCAGCCAAGATCAGCCTGAACTGGCGCCAACTGGCCATGATCGGCCGAGACTGGAAACGATCATCCCATACCATGCCGGGTCACTAGCTGGACTTGTGGGGGACATGGCTAAGAA